AAATATTGGTGATTATATATCAATTCAAAAAGGTATGAATATTTGGGGTAGTAATGATGATTGTTCTGATTTTAAACCCACAAAATCAAATTATATAAAAAATATTTTTAAACCTAATAAAATTACCGAAGATATTGCATATTTAATTGGTTTATATATTAGTGAGGGTTATTTTAGAAAAATATATAATAAAAAATCTGGTGGGCAATTAGTAATTACGTGTGGTGATGATTTATCGGACATATATAAAAGATTAGAATTACCATATACTTGTTCTGATAAAATACACTATATAACAAGTTCTTATAATCTTTTAGAATTTTTTGAATATTTAGGATTTGATTTATCAAAAAAAGCACCAGAAAAGACAATACCACCACGTCTTCTTGAAATGAGTAAAGAAAATATTATTGCAATGATACAAGGTATTATGGATGGTGATGGTTGGGCATCATATAATAAAAAGAAAAATAAATTACGTATAGGAATTGGATTATCATCATTGGAATTGATTAAACAAATTAGAATTTTATTTAATAATTTTGGAATATTAACAGAATATAAAAAATATTTAACACCACCAACAAAAAAAGTAAAAGTAGAATCAACACAATATAGAATAATAGCAAATAATGGTTATGCTAAAAAATATTTTAAAGAAATTGGTTTTAGATTACAAAGAAAATCAAATATTGGTGAACAATATGAACCAAATAAATTAAAACATATTGGTGTTAACGATAACATTCCAAATGGGAGTGAAATATTAAAGGAACTATATAAAGAAGTAAAATATTACGGTATACATACATATTTAAAAGAACATAATATTAATGCAAAAGATATAGTTCAAAGAAATGGTAGTATTGTTCCAGTATCCAGAAAAACAATATTAAGATTTATTAATTTATTTAAAGATAAATTATCTGATAATGTTTTAAATAAATATGAATATATTATTAATGATAATATTATTTGGACTAAAATTAAATCAATAGAAATTTCTAAGAATTGGACATATGATTTTTCAATGTCAAATGATAATAAAAGAGAATGGAATGAACATCATATGTCATTAATCTATAATGGAATTATTACACACCAAACTCCAAATGGCTTAGACCCAGTATTTTACAAAACATTTAATGCAGCACGTAATGATCCTAAACATCCTTTTAAAGCTGTTGAGTTATGGTGGTTTAATGATCCACGATATAATGAAGGTCTTGAATGGGTTAAAAACAAAGGTAAAGATAATGAAATTAGAATGAAAGATGAAAACTGGTCTAAAGAACATAGAATAAAATTAATGGATGATGGATGGGAAGCAACATCACCTTGGTTTGAAGATGAAATTAGAGCAGCTAATGGTAACATGCGTAAAATTGCACAAGAAATTTTATGCTCATTTTTAGGTTCGGGTGATAATTTTATTGCTGAAAAATATTTAAAAAGAATTGAAGAAGAAGAAGTTGATGTCCCAATTAGACAAGAATATAGTGATCATAATTTTTGGATTTGGGAAGATTATATTGATGGTGAAGATTATATAATGGCAATTGATGCATCACCGGGACATGGTGATGATCATTCAACAATTAATATTTTAAAAGTTAATGAATATATTGAAGAAAAAATTATTGAAAAAAATGGTGTCTCAAAAAAGAAAAAAATAAAAAAACAAAAAACTGAACAAGTTGCTGAATATTATAGTAAAATAACACCACAAATGCTTGCTGAAGTTGCATATCAATTTGGTAAAAGATATGGTGATGCACTTGCAATTGTTGATGTTACTGGTGGATATGGTATACAAACAGTTGAAAAATTATTTGAATATGGGTATTCCGAAGATAGTATGTATTATACTGAAGTTAAACATAAACCAACTAGAGATATGCTATTTGGTTATATTAAAAAAGGTCAAAAAACATTACCTGATAGTAGTTCAATTACTGTTGACTTGGTTCCCGGTTTCTTTATAGGCGATAATCGTGCCTCAGTGTTATTAGAAATGCAACGAGCAATTCATATGGGTGATGTACTTATTCGTTCAACTCGTTTATTAAATGAATTAAAAACATTTGTTACTGTTCCGGGTAATCGTGTAGCTGATCATAAAAGATCATTTCACGATGATTCAATCATTGGTTTAGCATGTGGTTTATATGTTTTAGGATTTGACATGGCTAAATTTAAACAAAGTAAAGGTAGTACGAAAAAAATGTTAAATGCAATGATAAATGTCAATGATCGTGATAAAATGAAAAAAAGAATAAAAAATGAAAAAAAATCAAATAATAATATTCATAATAATAGAACATCAAACCCTGATTTACAAAAATATATAGCAAATGATTGGTTATTTAAAGGATTAAATAATAAATAAATGTATTTATTATTAAGTTTTTCAATAAAAAAAAGTATTTATAAAAAAGTATAAAATTTTATAAAAAATGGCAGATAATAAAAATAAACGTACAGTATATCAAAATTTAAATAATTTTTTTAATTTAGATGGTTTTGGTTTTGCACCAATTCAGCATGATCAAGATAATAATAAAGTTGTTATAAAAGGTAATTCTCCAGAAGATATTAAAAGAAAAGGGTTGGAGATTGAACAACGAAAAAAAATTCAGGATAAATATTTTCGTACAACTGATAGAGGTTTCCAAAAAGCATTACAATATGAAGCAGCAAGACTTCCAGCTTATATTGATTATGAGGGAATGGAATATTACCCAATTATTTCTTCTGCATTAGATTTATTTATGGAAGAAGCTACAACTATCGGACCTAATGGAAATATGTTAAATATTTATTCTAATAAAGATAGAATTAAATACTTATTAGAAGAATTTTTTTATGATATTTTAAATGTTAATGTTAATTTACCTTTTTGGACAAGAAATGTTGTTAAATATGGTGATAATTTTGTGTTATTATATGGTGAAAGAAAAAAGGGAATTACTCATGTGAAACAAATGGTTAATTATGAAGTAGAAAGATTTGAAAGAATACAAAAAGGAAAACCAGTTGTTAAATTCAAAGAACGAATGACGGGTGATGAGTTTAATGTTTTTGAAATAGCACATTTTAGATTATTAGGAGATGACAAGTATCTTCCATACGGAAGTTCTGTATTAAATAAAGTACGTAGAGTTTTTCGTCAACTTGTTATGGGTGAGGATGCTATGCTCACATATCGTATTATACGTGCTGGTGAGAAAAAAGTATTTAAAATTGATGTTGGTAATATTGATGAAGAAGATATTGAAGATTATATCTATAAAGTTGCAACCAAATTTAAAAAATCGATGGAGGTGTCACCAAATGATGGTCAAATTGATTATAGATTTAATATATTAGGAAATGATGAAGATTATTTTATACCTGTTAGAAATGCTAATGTCGAAACAGGTATTGATACTTTACCGGGTGCATCAAATCTTGATCAAATACAAGATATTGAATATCTACGTGATAACCTATTTACAGGTCTCGGTATACCAAAACCATTTCTATCATTTCAAGATGCTGCTGGTGGTGGTAAAAATATGGCTCAATATGATATAAGATTTGCCAAAAAAATTAATAGAATTCAACAATCAATGATCCAAGAATTAAATAAAATGGCAATGATTCATTTATATTTATTGGGTTATGATAAAGAAGATATTGGTAATTTTACTTTAACATTAACTAATCCATCTACACAGCAAGAAATGCTTAAAGCAGAATTATTTAGAGAAAAATCACAAGTATATACTGAGCTTACACGTGGTGAAAATGGCATTGCTGCTATGTCACATACTAAAGCAAAACGTATTGTTTTCAATATGAGTGATCGTGAAATTGTTAATGATCTTAAACAACAAAAAATGGAAAAGGTTGTTCAACAAGAACTTGCTGATGCACCAGTTGTTATTAAACAATCTGGTATATATTCTGATATTGATAAAAAATATGGTGAACCTGAATTAGCTGGTACAACAACTGGTGCAACTGGTGGTGAAGAAGGTGAAGCTGGTGGTATTCCACCAGAAGGTGGTGCTGCAGAAGGCGGTGAATCACCAGAAGGTGGAGGAGAAGAAATACCATTCCAATCACCAACTGATTTACCACCAATTGAAGCTGAAAGTGTAAATAGTAAAAAAATTATGAGCAATGATGAATATAATAAACATGTTGAAAATATAGTA